AAATCAGCTTGCCGGAGTAACGTACCATTTCTTGTCAAACGGCAAGATTATCGTTGACGACAAGGAAAAAGTGATCAGACCGAAGCTTGGGTGTAGTCCGGATAGAGCAGAAGCGTATGTAATAGGGCTTGACGCGTTAGAACAGGCGGTTCCGGTAAGCAAGCCGGACGCATATATGCGAGAAACGGAAGAAGATTATGAGTTTTCACCTGAAACCTGTTGAGGAGTTAAGATGAACGATAGAAAAGAAAAGATAAGCGTAAGGCTTCTGAAGAACGAATCTCGAGTGCTAAGGGCTAAATGGCAGGAACTAAAGGCTAAAAACTCCGAATTACAGGCGCAATACGACCGGAATCAGGCTGAAATGGACAAGCTTTTTGCGGTATTCTCTCAAGTAGAACAAGACATAGACAAAATAAAGGACGTTACAAATGGAAACAATGACGAAAGAGAAAGCGGTGGTAAACCTGAACGAACTGAGGGATAGTCTGATCAGGAACGTCCAGAAGATAGATAAGATGGACGAAGATATGGTTCAGGTCTATGTAAACGGGGTTTTGGATATGTATAACAACTTTGTCCGAATCTTACAACAGGAACCGGATAAAGACACCGATTTAACATACGAGGTTTAAATATGGCTTATGACGACACAGAGAAAAAGGAAAAAGACGGCGAAATGACCGCTCCATTGGTTATTGACGACTTCAAGCGAGCCAGAAGTGCCAAGAAAGACCTTATGGAGAAACAGCGTAAGGACTTCGAGTTCGCTCTGGGGAAACAATGGGACGACGACGATGTGGATAAACTCTCGAAAGCCGGGGTTGCCGCGCTTACGATCAACAAAATACAGCCGAATATCTTTCTTATCTCCGGTATAGAACGTCAGAACAGGACAAAGGCAAGGGCATTTCCTGAAGGTTCAGAGGACGGCGTGGTTGCCGATATCGCTTCCGGACTGCTTGCGAACGTAGAAAAGCGTAGCCAGACCAAGTATAAGCTGTCAGAAACCTTCGAGGACGGGTGTATTTGCGGAGAAGGGTACATCGAACCATACATTGACTACACGTGGGACTTGCTGAACGGCGAGATGAAGGTTAAGAAGCTGAATCCCTTTAACGTGTTCCCTGATCCAGACGGAACAGAATACGACCTTTCAGACGCCGAGTTCGTGGTAAAGTTCACGCCGGGGTTAAGCAAGAAGCAGGTTGAGAAGCTATTCCCGGGCAAAAAGAAGCTGTTGGACAAGATAGAGAACTCCAAGTTGACGCTTGACGCTACCGAGGATATGAATAGCTTCGGAATGGAAGAACAGACAAAGGGATATAACGATAACGATCAGGATATCCCCGGGCTTGACCACCAGAAAGATGAATTTGACCTGACGGAGTATTACTACAAGAAATACGTGGACAAATGGATAATCGTTGACAAGAAGCTTGGCAAGATAAGCGCCGAGGTTGAAAGTGAATCAGCGGCAAGGACATACGTAGAACAAGCCACGATAGACGACGAAGTGGACGAGGAAGGGAACCCGGTAGACCCGTCAGCCATAGTAATTAAGCGAATCGTACCTGAAATCTGGATATGCGCTCTGGTCGGTTCGGAGAAGATAGACGAATATCAAAGCCCTTTCTATCCGAAATGGCGATCATATCCGATAATCCCGTTCTTTGCACATAGGGTAACGACACCTATGAAAGACCGGGATTTGATGTTTCAGGGCATTGTCAGGGGTTTAATTGACCCGCAGAGAGAGTTGAACAAGCGCCGGACACAGGAATTAAGGATATTGAACACGTCGGCGAATAGCGGGTGGATAAGCGAACAGGGAGCTTGGGTAAAGAAGGCAGACGTCAAGAAGTTCGGAGCCAGTCCGGGAATTATGCTTGAGTATAAGACCGGGAAAGCCAGACCGGAGAAGATCACGCCGACGCCTTTATCGCAAGGACACGCGCAGTTAGCCGCAGAAAATGCGCAAGATATGAAGGAAATCTCCGGGATAAACTCTGACTTGTTGTCAATGGCAGACGACAATAAGAACGCTTCCGGCAGAGCGATACACCTGCGACAACAGCAGGGTATTGTTATGGTTCAGAGGATATTTGACAATTACGGACGGACTAAAGACCTTCTGGCGAGGTTTATGCTCTCACAGTTGGGAGAACTCTACACGGTAGACACCGCCATAAAGGTTATGGGCGACGGGTTTTTGAACGACAACTTCCAAGTTCCGGTAATGACCCAGAGCGAAATTGACGGATCAGAAGTCCCGCAAATAGACGGAACCGGGCAAATGGTTATGCAGATAGACCAAGAAGCCGTAGCCGCGATATTCAATAAAGTCCTGAACGATACAGAAGTCGGGAACTATGACGTAGCCGTGGGCGAGGGAGCGAACACCGAAACGGTTAAATACTCAAATTATCTCTTGCTTATGGAAATGGCAGAGAAAGGCATACAGATACCAATGGATATCCTTATCGAAGAAAGCTTGATCAATTCTTCGTCAAAGGAACGGATAAAGAAAGCGATACAACAGGCGCAAATGGCGGCAGAAGCACAAGCCCGGCAGGGCGTCTGATATACGTCAATACGGCGTAAACGCGTAGATATACCCACGCAGATGAGGTATAAACCAAACAAAAGGAGAACACAATGGCAGACGAAGTAAAAGCGACAGTCGAAATCGAAGAAACCCCGGTTGAGGGAGCGGAAGAACAACGTGTAACCGTTGACGACGCTACCGAAGCGGGCTTATCCGCAGAAGAAATAGCTATGGGTAAGGAATCCGGCGACATTATTGACGAGAAACCGGAAGAAAAGGACGAAGCTGAGGAAGGCGACGACAAGAAAGAGGAAAAGAAACCGGAAGTCAAGAAGGAAGCAAAGGACGAGGACGACGAGGAAGATCCTGAAATTGAAGCCGAGAAGGTAAAGAACTACACTCCGAACGAGAAGGCGCAGTATTTCCAGAGGAAAAAGGAAAGAATCAAGCGCCAGAAAGCGGAGCGTAGAGCTGAACTTACCGAAATCAGGCTCAAAGCGGCAGAAGAAAAGATAGAACTGCTGAAATCAGGCAAGAAAGTAGACGATTTGGACGATCTGGACGCTGAACTCGACGCAGAACTTGACGGCGACGAGGGCAACGACGACGATATTGTTACCAAAGGCGATCTACGTAGAGCCGAGGAGAAGAAAGCCCAAGAAAAGAAAGCCCGAGAGGAAAAAGCCAAAACGCTGACCCAAAGTCTTGACGTGAGGTACAGAGAAGCGAGAGAAGAAAACGCGAACTTCGACGCTTTGTGTGATCTTGCGGGAGAGGTAATGGAAGAAGATCAGAAGGAAGGCGGCACGTATTCACTCAAAATGGTTCAATTGGCAAGTGACCCCGAGGGCGACATAGCCGGATATATAACAAAACTGGCTAAACTCCACGACAGATACGGCGAGGTTTCCAAAGGTAAAACCGTTAAAACGGGGAAAGAAGGTAAAGAAAGCGCTAATAAAATAATCAATAACGCTTCTAAACGAATGACTTCAGCGGCGGTTGGCGGCGGGAACGGTAGGCGCATAGTTTCAGAAGATGATCTAACCGTGCAAGACGCGGCGAAATTGTCAGACGAAGCTTATGCGAAACTATCCCCGGCAACACGTGAACGGCTCTTGAAGGCGTAAGGATAGGGGCGTTGTGCAACTTAAAAGAGAGGTGGAACAATGGCTAATTCAGTAAGTATAGACGCACTTCGCCCGGAGATTTGGGCAAAAGAGCTATGGAAAGACGCAATGGACAATATGTACTTTACCCAGAACGGTATGATGGGTAAGGACAAGAACGACACCAACGCAATAGTGTGGGTGAATAAAGACCTTCAGAAATCGAAGGGCGATACCGTAACAGTTCCGTTGACGACCAAGCTCTCCGGGAACGGAGTGGACGGCGACGACGAACTGGAAGGTAACGAAGAAGCCATAAGCGCATACTCTGAATCTATTGCGATAGATCAGAAACGCTTTGGTGTAAGGCTCACGGGTCAGCTTGACGAGCAGAAGAACGCATACGATATGCGTTCAGACGCGAAAAACAAGCTGTCTATCAGGCTTCAGGAGTTCATCGAAAGACAGATATTCCTGAAACTTGCCGGCGTAACAAACGTAACACTAACCGACATAGCCGGAACGGTTGTCGGCGCTACGTGTGCGTGGAGCAATACCCCGGATTATATCCCGGACGCTGATACTGACGCAGGTTATGGAGCGAGGTATCTCGGAGCGGACTATACTTCCGGAGCGACTTCGCTTGCGGCTACTGACCTTCTGACCCCGGCTCTCATTAGCAGGGCGAAGATCAAAGCTATGCTTGCAAGTCCGAAAATCCTTCCTTTGCGTGTAAAGGGTAAGGATTACTACGTTCTGTTCGTTCACCCGTATCAGGCGTTTGACCTGAAGAACAATGCGACATACGCACAGGCACAGAGAGAAGCGGCGTCCAGAGGTAGTGAAAATCCGATTTTCACAGGCGCTCTTGGTATCTGGGACGGCGTTATTGTTCACGAACACGAGTACGTGCCGTGGTTGGACGTATCGGTAGCCGGAGATTCCTTCAGGGGAGCCTCGGCAGGTACGGACTTCGCGGTAGACGCTTGCCGTGCGCTTCTTTGCGGACGTCAGGCGGTAGCGTATGTTCAGGCGAAGAACCCGAACTCTTGGGTTGAAAAGTCGTTTGACTACAAGAACAAGACTGGATTTGCCACAGGTCTTATCGGTGGTATCCAGAAAGTAATGTTCAACGACAAGGAATACGGCGTGGTTGCTCTTGATACCGCGGTCACTTCCCTTGTTTGATGATCGAAAATAGTTGGCGTGGGGGAAACCCCACGTCAGCTATATGTTTATAGACTGTAATGGAAAAACAATAAAAAG